CTATGCAAAAACTATGTAAAAATATAAAAACTTTATTTTTATGCGGAAATTTTGGCACAAAAAAAGTGGCTCTTATACTTAAATTAGTATAAAAGCCTATATATTTTAGTACGCCCTTGTAGCTCAGATGGTAGAGCAATTGATTTGTAATCAAAAGTTTAGATACATCTGAACAAGTTTTGCTATGTTTTTCGTCAATGACTATGTATTTACTATGTAACATTGTTCAACAAATGTATAACATAATGTCCACAACATAGCCAACAATTAATCGCCCACCCATCCCCAAAAGCAAGATGCTTTTACTTGGTCATCCAAGAGTTAGACCAAACCTAATCGGTTAAGATTTTGCAGTTTTAGCAGATCGTCTTAATGCTGCATCAGATACAGTTCCTTTGCCTTTTCGGCTAGTGCCTTTTTTCTTTCTAAGGTTCATGTAATAATACAAACCCTTTTTCGCAACTCTACCTGACTTAGTTTTGTGATAACCTTTTTTCATGTGTTTCCTTTGCTTGATTAATATTTTGTTCTATTTTTTGTAATACTTGTTGTCGTAATTCATCGTCTTTCTTCATGCAGTCGTAATGGGAGTGATCTCCAGAATAAAAGCTAACAAATGAGTCTGTTGAGATAATATTTAATCCACAATATCTACAATCCCCAACATCAGCTACAATGTTAGTTTTTTTCCATAATTTTTTTTTCATCTAACAATCCCATTTCCTTAATGCTTTGTTAATTCTACTATTAGGATCGTTAGCTGTTTTCTTAGATGTCAGCTTCTTTTTCATGCCTAACATTCTGGCACAAAAAGATTTTCTTCTTTTGCTAGTTTTTGATTTGGTAGGTGCTTTTAAATTTGCGTTGTTAGCTCTATTATAACTAGCTCTACCTTTAGCATTAAGGCCACCACTTTTAGACTTTCCTTCTTTTCTTTGCCAAGCTGGACTAGCCATTATGTACCAAGCTCTATTCTAGGTTCTTCAGTACAAAGAAATTTTATGTAAAATTTATTTTCATTTACTTTATCCTGGCCAATATCCTCTAATTTAATAATAGATTGATTGTTGCCACCTAACATACAGGAATAACTATCAGCAAAATTATTAGGGTATTTGTAAGGTTCTAGGCAAGAGTTTGTAACACCTGAACATAAAATTAAATAAAGTACATAATTCATTAATTATCTTTTTTGTTTGTTTTTTTTATTTGATCTTCTAAATCTTTAACTTTTTTATTTGCTTGTTCTAAATCTAGTTGGCTATGCTCTAGCTTTTGTAAGCATCTTTTGTTAGCACTATCCTTTGACTTACCAGCATCTTGTAGCTCTGCCACTTCTTGCTTTAGGATACGAACTTGATCTTTATATTCGTTAATTAAATCTGTATTGTCTGACATTACTTTTTCTTAAAAGTAGAAACACCCTTAATACCTAGTATCGTACTGAAAGAACCCACAACTAAAGCTTGGTAGAACATAGGAAGATTTGCAAACTTATCAAAAAATATATCTATCTTTGCTTGTATGTTAGGGTCATCGCTAAATACAGACCAAGCCAAAAGCAACAAAGGGATACTGATTAGTATAAGACAAAATTCATCTTTCCAATCTCCTTTATGTGAATCAATAACAGCTTTTTTAAACTCTACTTCGCCATTTGCCATTCGTTCTGCCATTTTTAATTCTGCAACAGATTCTAATTCTTTTGTTTTTCTTCTGTTTGCTGCAATAGACATTCCAGTTTTTAAAATACCTGGAACTAATTTAGCCGCTATTCTTAACCACATAGTAACCTCCTATAATTTTGCAGATCGCATTTTACCAGCTAACTTACCAGCTCTTGCTGGTGTTTGTTTCGCCCATAAGCTATCAAGCATTTGGACACTAGCTTCAACATAATCTTCGCTGTCTAGTGCTTTCCACATATTCTTAAATTTTGATACGCCACCCTCACCAATTTGGTAGACCATGTTTATAATAACTTCTTTTGCTACATGGTTTATCGGTCTACTATTTATAAGTCTTTCGGCAGCATCTACTGTTCTTTGGAAATCTTTTTCAAAAACTTCCTCACCTAATTCTTTTGGATACTCAACACCATGTTCATAGTTATCTTCAGGTAAAACTTTATGGCCATAAAATATAGTGTCAAAACCCTCTGAACATTTGTATATTTTATTTACATAACCTTCACATTCTTTGACTTCACTTTTTAGTTCTTCGTACATTAGTTTTCCTTTTTAGATTTGTTGTAAGTGTTATTCTGTAATACCAAACCTTTGAGTAAATTTTTCTGCAAAAACATTCTATGGCTAAAACAATTTTTTCTAATACTTTCATAATCTTCTCCTAGCATTGACAACCCTCACAAACACAAATGTCTTTATCGTACCAATGGTTATGCAAGTCATCTGAACAATGACAATTACAATGACAAGATTTGCATTTCTTTTTTTTATTTTTTTTTGGTGTTTTAATTACTAGATTAGCTGTATCTTCACACACTTTATCCATATAACTAAAAAACCTTAAAAAAAGCTTATCCAAGTAAACCATTATTTTTTTTCCGATCATAAATTTTCTTACTTTTAATAACTTGTTTTTTGTAATTCTTGAGTTGTCTTGCAACAGGGTTGCGTTTTTTGTTGGGTTTCTTCATCAATCTAAAATCAAAGAAGTAATTTTTTTCTCACCCATGTATACCTCTATGTTTGCCTTTGATTGTATACATTTGAATACAACTCTATCTGTTGAACTTCTATCTTTCATAGCAAAACGCTTGGCCTTTAAACATTTTGATAAAGACTCATGGTAGCGGTGTTCTATAATTTTGTGGTCTTGCAAGAGTAAAAGAGCAAAAACAATTTCAACCATTAGTGTCCGTTTCCATTTCTAATTAGTTTCTCAACATCTTCTGTTAATTTTTCTGTTCTTGTTTTTAAAAATTCTATATTGACTGCATTGTTTCTCATGCCTTTTACTTCTATTTCTAACTGCTCAACCAAACCGCTTAAATGTTCCACAAGCATAAATAATTCAGCTTCACCGCTTGATTGGCCAAGCTCACCTCTAGGATATTTAATTCTAAATTCTGAGTTAGCTTCTAAATCTTTTTGCATTAACTCTAGTTCTGTTGAATGCTTATTAAGAGTTTCAACTACACCAAAATATGCCCATACTCCTACCGCTACAGCAGCTATGATAGAAATTAAATTCTTCATAGGCATACTTATTGAAGATTCACTACTAACTTTCATTGTCTACCATCATTAATTCTATGTTTAATTTTTTTTGCTTTGCAGTTGGACTTCTATAAATTTTATAGGATTTCTTATCCCAATTCTTGTTTCTAAATCTTTTTCTGTAAGATGTAGTTTTTACATCTATCAATCTTATGTTGCCATCCTCATCTACTGCAACTAAGTCAAAAGGTGATTGTGGGTTTGTGGCCAATGCCACATAGTACCCTTGATTTGTTAAATCAATTATTGCCTGGTGTTCAGCAATCAAACCCTTTTGTGCTTTAGTTATTGTAGTAGATTGAATACAAAATTTATTAAGCTTGATAGGCTTATCGTTGCTATCACCCATAAAAATTTATAAATATTATCAACCTTTTGCTCTAAATGCGTAAGGTGATTATCCTTAATTGTTGTAATTTTTTCATGGATGACTTTAATCTCACCCTGTAATTTTATAATTTCTAAAGAATTATTTTGTTCATCATTCATTTGCAACAACTTCTTCTTCGTTACCTATTAATTTTTTTAGGTAGTCCATAGGTTTTGCGTCTTTTAAATCTTCTTTAATAAAGATTGTACCACCTAGTTTACTTAAAATAGCAATTGCTTCTTTGCTGCTACTTTTTAATTTTCTTAATCTTATTAAATCTTTTAAAGATTGTGGGTCAAGCAAAGCATTTGCCATAATTCTTTCAGCAGAACTTTTATAAATTCTTCTTCCAGCAGTAAATAATCTACCAGCTAATGTAAATTGACCTAATCTTGCTCTAATAATATCAGAAAAAGCACTACCATAAAAACCTTCTCCTCTAGCTGGTGCTTTTCTAGCTGTAATTTGTAAAGCTGTATTTAATAATCTTAAATTACCAACAAATTC